ACGTCTATTTTTCAAAATAAGTGTCACGCAATCTTTGCAGTTCAAGTTCTTGTGCAGTCTTGCCCTTCTCGTCAAGATATATTTCAAGCTCATCCTGAATTGCTTTGATTTCATCCGCTTGCGCCTGCTGTGCTTGCTTGGAAATCTCGTATGCTTTGGTCCAAATAGCAGTAATGCGATCTGCTAATTCTTTATTATTAGCTTCGATTTGTTCAGCATCATCCGCTGTAAGCATCGCCATGATTTCGGAAATATCACGCTGGTCTTCAACCTCTTTTTCTTTGGTGGTTTTTTTATCCTCTCTGGCTTTATTCGCTGCGGCGCGTTCTTTATTCCTGAATCCAGCCGCTTGGTTTTGTAATTTTAATAACTGCGCTTCACTTTCTTTTATCGCGGCTTCACCATCCTTTTGTACTTGCGCTGGGTCGAATAGTAAACCTGTTATGGAATTGTTGAGGTTTTCGCGTAAGCTACCGATATTCTTGTATGTTTCATCACTAATAACCCCAACTGAATTCAATCCTTTAATAATTCCATCAACGGCTCCAAGTAACAACTGAAGCGGTGCGGTTAGGAATTGTAAAACCCCATTCAAGATTTGTCTATTCCGTTCAGCCGCTTGGACTTGTGCAACGAGCTGCGACTTCTGTGTGGCAATTACAACCTCTTGTTCTTTTATTGCGACATCCAGCGCTTGTTGCTTCATGTCGGTAATTTCTTCTTCGGTCTTGCCTTGCTCTTTTAGTATTTCTTCTTGCGCACTTATTGAGTCAAGTTGTTGTGTTGCAAGTGCCGCCTTTTCTTTTTGTGCATTTAGTTGCTTTTCATCCGCTGCACTGATGCCATCCACAAGAGAAAGCAATTCATCACTATATGCAACCGCCGCACCGATCGCCGCCGCCAACAAGAACAATGGATTAGTCAATAACGCTTTACCAATGGATGCAAGTCCACTACCTAACGCACTGATTCCTGATTGAACTTCTTTGAATGATATGCCTTTTATATTAGCAGCGATACCTTTGAATGATTGACCGACACCCTCAAGGTCAAGGTTAAATAAACGGTCCTTTAATAAACCAGCATTATTGCGTAAACCTTCGAAAGCATTACCAGCATTTGCACGAACCGCTTCAGCTGCATCATTGATTTGGTCCTTCAGTTTACCAGCTTCGATAGATAGCTTTTGAAATTCTTCCGAACCGATGTCGAGCTTCTGAAGTTCTTGTTGCATTTGGCGCAACTGCGCTTTCAGTGATTGCGTACTTGTATCCGCTTTTTCAAGTGCAGTAGTCATTTGATTCACCGCTGCAACCGCGCCCGAATCGTCAACCGTTAAACTAACTACGTAATTCTTATCAGCCATTACCAAATCATTTTATATAGTCCGAATAAAACAAGCAACCATGATGCGCTATGCACCAAATAGATAACGGAAGTTTTAGCGATTTTCCTTCGCCTGCTTATTGAATAACTTTTCGCGCGACACTTTATGCCTGCTTTCAGTAATGCTATTGTAAGTCCTATGTCGTTTCTCATCGGAATTGTGTGTAGTTTATTTCTGCAAGTAATCTTGTGGTGAACGGATATGCGCCACCTGCTATTTGAATATTCAATCTATGCTGTGCCGTATTGGTTGCAGTATCAATCACTAAAGCGACAGTTCTTCCTGCCATGCTTGTGTCTTGATATTGAACTATCGGTGCAGTCGCAAAAGCAATGCCGCCCGTTTTTCCCATTTGTGCGGTTATTGTTGCATTGATATACTGATTGATTGTTGGTTGAACCATTACGTGCATTCGCATGTACCAAAGCATTTCATCTTCCATCTCAATCCGCTTATTCGCAATGCCTTCAATAAATAATTCTACAACATTCAAGGTCGCTGGATATGTGCCTTGGTTCGACATCAAAAATGTTCCTGCACTTTGCGAACCATTATAGGCATACGTGCGATCGTCTTGCGTCCATCCACCACCAATGACAAGACCCGGCACAACTGATTCAACTGATTTACCAAATAGTGCCGCACCTCGCTGGTCACCTTTTAATATGAGAACATCGCCGACCATTATCGTGTAATCATTCGCCCCTTCATTTTTTAATGTTTGACCACTATAAATAGAATAAGTACTTGAACCAGCATCGAGGGCAATAGTGTTGACTATGTTATTTATGCCGCTATTTATTGGCGCATTATTAGTTATTATACCTCTTTCGCTGGAAACACTCGTTCCATTTGTAATCGAAGGTCTATCACTCGGACGTGCATAACATAAATTAGTTCCTGCATTCCATGTATAATTAAATGCAAGGCAGCACGTTTCGGTTGCACTAACTGGTGCGCCCGAAAGATTTATAAAATTAACCGAGCCATCTGCATTGACTGTATCAGGTTTTAAGTCGCATCTCGGAATAGGTGGCGCACCTGGGTTCATCTTCAACAACTTAACCCGAGTGCTTTCGTATTGCCCCATTTTGTAATCACTCAATTCGAGGATGCGCCAATAAGCATCTTTGACGAAAATATAATCAGCAAAATTCAAGCTAATTATATCGGTGTTATTTAACGCGAAATTTGCTTCGAGTATTCTTGCATCATCTGCATAAATAGTGTCCAAATAATCGCGCCAATAAAGTGTAAAGAGGTTGTCGAATGGATTCGCTGTGTAATCGTGCAAAGGTGTTTCGGGTGCAAAGTTTAAGTCCGTTCCGTTATAGTCAGGATTTGCGCCGCTTGTATCATTATAGTGCGTAACTATTGGTACATTTTGATAAACCGATGTAGGCGTTCCAGTTACATCATACAAATAAACAGGTTGTGTGTCCGACCAATATAAAAACCGCAATCCCGGTGACGTGAACTTTGGAGGTTCATTACCGCTTTGAGTCCAAAACCTTGGAGCAATTAAATTAGTGGAGCTTACTAACGTGGCTGGCGTTGATTGCGCAACAAGTTTAACCGAAGTTTCACCTGTTGCAAAATTACTTGGAACTTGTGTATTCGTCACCAAATAAGGTTCGGGTTTATAGTCACCATACACGCGACCTTGATCCACGAATAATTTTGAGTAAGTATCTTGACCAGCCGAATATGTGAACGTCAATTTCGTTTTGCGCAAGTCGTCAGTTCCTTTAATAACTATGTCCTTGGAAGTGTCAAGTTTCTTCGTCCAGTCAAGAGTTGAACCACTACCGATATAGGATTGCATCGGTTCGAGCTTCAACTTATTCTCGATATTGCCATCAGGAATAACCGCGAGGTTGTGCATTTTAATTAAGTCCGACACAAAATCAATTTGCTTTACATCAGGTGCATTGAATGAATAAACTATTTCAGCATTTTCAAATATTGCTGTGTTCAATTTCAATGCAATTACAGCGTATTGTAAATAGTTAGCCGCAAATACTTCTATATACCATCCAGGTGCCAACATTATCTGTGGACTGGTGTTTAATATATTCCCAAGTGTGACATAAGGTACGCCAAATTCATCAATAGTTACGCTTCCTGCCGAACCAATAGTTATTGTGCTTTGTAGTACGTTACTGGCATTATATACTTTATAGGAAAAATTTCCATATACTTCATTGGCTTCAAAAATAAAAGTGCATGTTACATTCGATGCAGTTGTATTTACAAAACGATCATTAGGGAAATCAAAATTCGCACCGCCGTACAACGCATTGGTGAAATTTAATTTCGCATTGTAATTAGCATAGGAAAATGCAGTTGAATTATACACAGTGAAACCTATTGCATCCGCACTTTCAACAGTAAATAAATTTTCGGTAATAACCCAAGGCACATAATAATTTTGAATTGTATTCAATAGGTTAGTAGCATCAAGTTCAAAACCAGCATCCTTGAATATTTCAGTAAGCAAATAATCCGCACGTAGGCAAGGTGTTAATTCGCTTGGACGTAATGGGTTATTTGCATCTTGTGTTGGTTGTGTATTAGTTTCTCCTGCATCCGAAAGAGCTTGTCCACTTATAGCGCGATCTATCAATGCCCAAATACGTTTTGCAGTTACTGTTGTCACGTTACTGAAAGCCATTGGTTCATTCATTGTGGCTAAATCAGTGATATCTGCCAGCTTCTTCTCACCGATTGCCTTGACGAAATTCGGTGCTTGTGAATAGAATGCCACTTGAAAGTCACTCAAATAATCTTGTTGCTTGTATGCAGCCATCACTCGCAAGTAACCACGACTGATAGGTATTGTATCAACCCTCAATTCCGCTTCATACTTACGCGAGAATGAAAGTACATCGTCAACAAAGTTGTAATCGTAAAGCGGTCCAAGTGCTTCAACATTTCGCTTCGTTGCTGGTATTCTGAAGTCACGCGAGAACGTGCCTATTTGCGTGAAATTATTTAGGTCAGTAAACTGATATGAAAGCGAGATTGATTCGTTCGGGTATAGGTCAAGAAAAGTTTCTTTGCCTGTATTTATTGTGAATGTAAAATAACAAGCATCTGCTGCTATACCAGCGCAGTTAGCATCGTAGTTGAAATATAAATATAAATCAAAGTCATTTATTGTGAGCGTTCCAGTACTCTCATCATTTGCATCAAAAAATTCAACCGTTCCACCTTGGTCCGCAAGTGCTTGCCATATCACATTCGGATAATCAACCGCAGGACTTAATGTTACGCTATCGATTACCAGTCGGTTCGTGCCGCACGCTATATCTCCATCTTGTGGACATTGTGCAAACGTAGCGGTATATGTAGTTGAGCCACCACTTTTTAATATTAGTTGTACTTCGCTTTGCATATTATAGACCCCAATATGGTTGTGAAAATTTCAAATTCAATGATAGGTTTTGCAGCTTACCCTCGCTGCTTTTCTTCTCGGCAAATGAGGTTTGTTCAATACTTACAGGTGTCACGCGATAGCATCCAGTATCTGCATAATCTTGGTTCTCGATTATTTGAACTTGGTTTGATGTCAAAAGTGAACGCAAGAAAGTAAACTCCGCATCGCTTAACCAGTCCGATGTCACAAGCAAAGAGGTTGTGTTTAGGTTTGACCTATCCGTTAGCATCCTCGTTCCTGCATAGAACGGTTGGTCGCCACCACTAAAGCCATAATTGAAATCAGTTTTTAGCACCGAATTGTATTGCTTGCGCTCTATTTGTGTAGTGCGCTCACTCTTTAACTGGAAATTCCAGTAATCCCATCCACCACGACTATTCACCCACGCCAACCTAACAGGTGTAAAGTTGCAGTTTTGATTCCAGTTGCCTTGTTCTTCTTCATTCACGAATAAATAAATTGCACTCACGCGGTTATCTGCTGAATCGCGACCTATTATATAATAGTAGGCGGTGTTCGCTGGCATGATGTTAGCAACGCAACCCGGATACAAAGCCATGTGTGCAAGTGGTTCATCAGCCGTTACAGGAATTTGTGTATTGGTGAAAGTGTTATTTGTTGCTACCCAAGTAATGTCTATATAATTCAGCGTATTGCCAGTCAGTGCGGTTGATGTACTGAATGTCAAACATCCGAGATCATTCCACCGACTGAAGATAGTTACAACATACGGTTCAGTTGCGAGGTTTACATACGGTGAACTGTTGCGCAAATACCAATTACTTGTGTCAATGGTCCTATCCGAATAGGCATACCATGCAGTATCATTCGCGCCCAAGAAATTGAAGTTCATTGGTACTTCCCAAGAGTAATTGCATGAACTCGGTGTGGCAATAGTATTTGGCTTGTATCCGTTGTAAGGTTGGAAGTAAGAGTTCGTAACTACCAAACCAGCAATGTTATCAGTCGCACCCTCTTCGGTGTTTTGCGTGAAGACATCATTCACACTCCACCACTCGGTAATCTCGATGTCATAGGTTTTGAATCCATTGCCATCAACCTCGTAACATGTATCTGCATGAATCTCGAATCCTGAGATAGGTTCTTCTTGATGCCTTAAGTTGACAAGCGGTGACATATCGAATATTCCGCGACCTTGTAGGTCTGGTGATATAAACACCTGATAGCTTTTACCAGTTGCAACCTCGGTCATTTCAAAACCGAATTTGAATCCTGTGTTCGCGCTGTTATCCGAGGTGTAAACAACGTACAACCGTTGCCCTTTGCGCGTGTTACTGTATGGTTTATCTACTTGTGTTAGTGCCATTATTGATTCTTTTTATTTCTTCCATCTATATCGAGTTCAAATGCAATCGCTTCATTCAAGTATTGAAAAAAAGCAGGTGAACGCTCGTCTAATATTTCTTGTATCGCTGTTGAGTAATAAAGTATTCCCGGTGTGCCGTTGCGACCTATTGCCCACGCGATTCGTTTCGCTGCATTGCGCTGTGCTTCTTCGCTGTATTTAATAAATTCATTCTTGGAATTACGCAATCGAATCTTGCGAACTTTCATCCACTCAATGATCGGTTCAATCGGTGGCGGTTTCGCGCCTGCCCTACGTCCAAACTCCACGATGTCTGCATATTGTTGGGTTTCCTCGCTTTTCGTGGTGAACTTAATGAACGGCTTACCGCCTGCAACGCTTGATTTGAAAGTTAACGAATTGTATAACTTACCACTTGCATACCTATTGCGATTGTAACTCTTACCATTCGGGTATTTAATCCGCTGCGTGACCTTGAGATTACTCTTTGCACGGTCGACAACATCTTTGCCAAATAAGTCAAGTAATTCTTTGAGTGCCTTATTCATTGATCACTCGCTTTATTTCACCGCCACAAGCGCACAAGATTCCGTATTCAATACCTTCTTCAATCTCCGGTGCATTCATAGTGCCCACTTGCGTTCCACAATTACTACATATCAATTTTGCTTCCATTTACGATGTATATGTTGTTGTTATTCCTGAACTTCCTGCGGTGCCAGTTGTAGTTGTTGCAGTTGTCGGTGTGCCTACTGTGCCACCCGTTCCATCAACTTGTGTAATCGTTCCATCTTTAATGCGAATGACTGTGATGCGTCCACCGTTTCCACCAAATCCACCATTGCCACCGATACCAGTTCCAAGTGCATTTCCACCTGTGCCACCTGTGCCGCCGTTTGCAGAAATGAAAGTTATTCCGTTAGTGCTTATTGAATTACATATCAATACCACATAACCACCGCCACCAGCACCAGCACCGCCACCAGCACCTGTATTGTTATTCGCACTATTTGCACCATTACCACCATTACCGCCATTTGATGAAATAGCACTCGAACTTGTTGTGCCTGCAACAGTCACTGAATATGCGAATACGAAAGTGTTTCCACCGCCACCACCACCGCATCCACCTTGAACACCGGAATTGGTAGCAGAAGATGAACCGCCGCCACCACCTCCACCGTTCAAACCGCCATGTATTTGATTTGTCACAACTGTGGGCGGTGTGCTTAATGCTTGAATTGTATATAGTGAATACACTTGCGGTATGCGAACAACCGAAGTTGCTGCCGTTAATGCAAGTGATGTCGCGTTAGTTTGTGCCGCACCTCCATTGCCACCTGTAAATGCAGCATTGCCACCCTTACCACCTGCACCGCCTGCACCGCCGATACGCAATGCAGTCGATGTCGAAGCAGTAGCCGCAATTCCTGCTACTCCATTACCGCCAGCTGTACCGCCTGCTCCACCTGTGCCACCTAAATATTCATTAGTCGTTCCACTTGCATTCGACTGCAAGCCACCATAAACTGTTTTACCTTTTCCACTGCGACCATTATTCAAAAAGTTACCATTAACCGCACTATTAAATCCAACACCTGTCGAACCATTAGTTCCGTTATTGTGGATTGAACTCGCGCCTGCATTGGTCAAGTCCAAAGTGTTTTGTACAAATAATCGCCATCCATTCAAGTCAATAGAACCGCCTGTGGTTATTGTGAGGTTGTAGTAGTAAGCATCCGCACTTAATACCACAGCACTATTTATTGTAGTAGTACCACTCGCAGTCGAAGCATCTCCGAATATTTGCAAGCGTTGTTGGTTCGCCGCCGTATTGAAATTATTGAAATCCGATGAACTCAAATAGCCATCAGTACTTGTTGAAGCTTGCGTGATTGAAAGCGTTCTATCAGCACTCAAATCACCGCCACCCGAAAGAGGTGAAGATGTGTTTATTTGCCTACTCGTTGAAACCAACGTTGCATCCTCGTCGGGAAATGTATATACTCGGTCAGCCGTATTGAGCGAGGTCTTTAATGTGGTCTTGTAGTCGTTATCATTTTTCCATTTGATGTCCCCATCATTATTCGCCCACAAAGAAGTGGATTGACCTGTTGCAGTAGCATCCGCGCTTTGATGCTTTAAGTGCAAATGTCCACTGCCACTCGTGCCTTCAATGTATACGCTTTCGGCGGATAGTTTATTAGTATCCAAGTCAACATCCTGAGTTGCACCTGTGTATGGTACAAAGCCAGTCACTACTGGAATGGTAGGTTTATTTTTTATGAAGTCAACTTGCGTATTGTCGCTTTGATTCCAATCGCTTTGTATTTGCGCTGCTGGTATTGTTGGAAGATTCGATAAGTCATTGTAATCTCCTGAAGTCGCAACCGTTGCAAGTGAACTTATATCCGCTTTAAGATTCAATGCAGTTTGCAAATCAGTTTGGTTCGAGAGCGTTCCAAGTATTGAACCCCATGAAACGGAACCGCCACCGCCACCTGTTGAATCAAACGTTACCGAACCATCACCGTTGTCAGTGATAGTCATATTGCTTCCTGCAATTAGGTTGAGAAGTGTTTGGTCTATATTGTCAACACCGCCTACTTGAAGCGTAACGCAACATCCACCTTCAGCACCGCCACCCGAACCCGACCCGCCCGGTGCATAGTTCGCAGGAATGTCGCACGCTGACCAGTTCCAAGGCACACGAATCGAAAGCGAAAGAGTCACACCGGTAAGCGTGTGTGTATCTTCGTGAATAAATGGAGTGATAGTCGAGCCATCAACACTTTGAACTAATGGATCAAAAAGCGTATTGCCGTTTTTAATTTCAGCAAGTAGGTCTTCAGCTAACCGAGTACAATCACTTATTGCTTCGCGTATGTATTCTGATTCATGCTCTTTGTCGCGTGTTAGATCACTGAATGTGATGTCAAAAGAATATTCGCGCAGTCCTTCTCGCGGCGTTATAGTGCCGGGTATTACGTGCATCCACGGGTAATAGTCCGCGTCTTGTTCAAGATAACGAAGGTCTATTTGCCCATGTGAGAATTTCTTAATTAAGTAATGCCCATCTGCGAAAGCTCGCAAACGGTCAATCATTACGTTGTATGAAATATTAGTGACCATGCTTTGATAGTTCGAATAATCGTTTTTGTTCCGCGTTGTAATCCTTCATGTACTGCATATGTGTGAACACTTCCCAAGCTGGTTTAGCAAGCACCAAATCCCACTTGGTTATATCGCGTTCAGTCACACCTTGCAACACATGAAGCCACCCGTAATTAGATAACGGATTTAAGCCCCAATTTGCTCCATCGCTGTCCTCATTTCCTGCTCCAAATAATTCAGAGAATCTTGCATGAGTTCGTTTGCGGTAGTCGAAAAAAAAACCAAAGCACCGTTCACACGATCCATTGTGATTCGCTCGATGCAATCTCGATAGTGCGCAACCTTGCCGCTGTCATAAGGTTCAAGTTCGTAATGCTTGCCCCAAATTTCTTTTACAGGACGGAATAATACCGCGAATAAGTCGATGAAGTATTTGTAATTCTCAACCTCGATAGGTTGCTTGTAGATCAATGTCGTGAATGAGTCTATGTCCACGTACTCTTTGAAGGAAAGCATGTTCAAGTCAGGAATGAATCCTAACCTAATCGCCCCATCAAAGAAGGTTTGTTCATGCCTGCTATTACCCGTTTGGCAAGCGGTCACGAATAGTTCAAGTATGGTTTGAATTGCGCTCACTTGTAATTGCTCACACTCACTGACTGGCTTACCGATTGCAGCTGCAACCTTCTCAATGTCAGTTTTCGCGGTGTAGAATTGAACGTATTGTTTAAGCGTAATGCCTTCAACTGAAGTAGGTACGGTGTAAGTCTTCATATATTTCCATGTATTGATACGATAACAGGACCATCTTCAGTTCCGCTTATGAAACTGCGTTGGTCTGGCTTGCCATAACCACGCTCCAGCAATAGTTGAGCAGCGCGAACATCACCCTTCACCGCTTTCGCAATGAGTGATTTTATCACCGCTTCAATCGCTTTCATTCCATTGCGTTCTTCATTCAAAGCATCCGCAAGGTATTGGTCAAGGTCGGGTTTCTTTGGTCTGCCATTCGGGTTTCCTGACTGCCCTTTTTTGAATTGATGTGCTTCAATGTCCTTTGCTGCCATTGTGCTGTTTTTATGCTGTTTTATTTGAGCGTGTGGGTCGGATTCGAACCGCCTATCTCAATGCTGGATGCACTGCGTTTATCCTCATTAACTTCACACGCCTGTTTTGGGTATGGCTTTGAAAGTGATTTACACAAAGGTATTAAACTTTTGTCAAGTGGGTAAATGTATTTTCGTTTGCCACTTCTTTTTCTTGTTTCTAATGTTGCTAAAAAATCTTTAGGATATTCATTTAGCGTTCTATCGTGTCTCCATTTTCCTTTGTAAAAATAATCTTTTCCACTGCTTTCATTTTCACCTACATAAATCCAATTTGTTGCCTGATAAATTATCCCGTAATGTTTTTGACATTTATCGGCATAACTTAATAATAATTTTACTGTTGGATTTTGTTTTTTAAATAATTTAATAGCAAGTGATAATACTTTCGATGTACTTTCTTGCTTTCCGTTTAATGCCATTCGATTAAGTTCAATAAATTGACCTTGGACTAAATTAAATTGTTTGCCTGACATAACACCTGATGGATAACAAAAAGAAACTATTCCACACCATTCATTTTTATCATTAAAAACTGAATAAGATATTGAAGATGCAGGAACTACTTTTGCATAATGAAAGTTCAAACAAGCATATTTAATTGCTTTATGTGATGCCTTTTCTAATCTCATATCTCACCTGCACTTACTGAAAAATAAGCACCTGAGTATTTTCTGTCGATTAACTCTGCTATATCAATTTCCGCTTTTTGTAATTGCTCAGGAGTTGTGAATGTTATTTTCATGGTTGCAGGTTTGTTCTTTTCTTCACCTATCAATTCATCACCTATAGGCTCATCCATAAATACAGGCACATCCAAACCCCACGCTTCAAGTTCGACAGCATCCCACTCATTCGCAAGACTATCCCAATCCCATTCACCAAAACCAACATTGTCTTTAATAATAAATTCGCGCTGCTGGTCTTCAGTTAATTCACTTGCCTTAATTATTGGCACTTCCTTTAATCCTGCTTCCTTGCAAGCCTTTAATCGCATATTGCCACCAAGTACAACCATTTCATCATTCACTACGATAGGACGCAATGAAAGCATCTCAGGAAAGTCCTTAATCGACTGCACTAACTTTTTGAATTTATCGTCTTTGATTTGACGTGGGTTGTTTGGGTTCGGTATTACTTCCGAAAGTTTAACTGTGGTAATCATTCTTCTCCTTCTGCTACGTTTAAGGTTTTGAGTTGCGCCACACACACTGCATATCTTTGAGCGGCATCTGGGTATTCAGTTAGCATCTTGTCATCAGCCATGCAGCGACCGATAAATACATCTTTCTTTTCGTCTTTTGTTGGAATAGGTATTGGCATCAGTCAAGTAGTTCTAATTGTTTTTTGAATTCTTTAATAAGTCCAGCAACACACGAACCGCACGTTGAAGGTTGTTCGCGCCTGCCTGTGAGTTTGCTCTTCATTTCATATAACCGCTTCACTTGGTCCCTGCTCAAAGTAGATAACGGCAAACCGCCCACAAATTCTCGAAGTTCTGCAATTTCTTCTTTGGAAAGTCGGAAGCTATCCCATTTATTCAATGGACATTTGGCGAACATCAGTTTAGTTTTGACAGGCATAACGCAACCGCACAACCTTACTTTCTTTTTGCGATAACTAAACTCGTTTTCTTCAGGAACATTCTCACCCACAATTAAAGTTCCACAACTCATTGTGGTCTTGCGGTAATACTTGCATTCTTGGCAAGTTTTCATTCGGCTATCACGAATGGCTGGCGGTACGGTGAACATCGTTTCTTATTTTTTTTAGTGCGTTGCTTATGTATTTGTAAAGTCGTTTTATCGGAATTCTTGTTTTATCGCTTACATCCTTATAGTCGAACCCGTCAAGCATATACAACCGCAAAAGTATTGCATCGCGTTCAGGCATCAGTTGAATATAAGTGTCAAGCAATTCATTGTCCAAACGCGAACCTAACCATGGTTCATCAGGTTCGAAGTTGAAAGCATCATCATTCTCATTCCAACGCTGCGCGAATTGCATATATTTCATTCCATATCGCGAACTGTCATCGATTGCCATGAGGTAAATAGCGCGATGCACGTATGAAAGCAACCGATTTTCGCAAGCAAGTTCTTCTGCTTTATCCCTTTGATTCTCAAGTATCTTGACAAGTGCCTCACTGACAAGGTCTTTTGCATTCGTTTGGTTTCGAGTGAGAGTGAATGCGAACTTCGTCCATGCAGGCAGTCCTTCTTTAACCGCGATTTCAAGGCACTCATTCACTTTTTTTTGTTCTTGTGCAAAAGTTCTTTCTATTTTGCGCGAAATTTAATTAACAAACAAAACAATGAACAACAAAGTATTAAACAATGAAGGCAAGATTTTAGTTGCTTTCACCCCATCAGAAATGCAAATGATCAGCGACGCTGCCGAAGTCACAGAGCAGGAAGTCAAAGAGATTGTGTACAAGTCAGTGATGAATGAAGCGCACCGAGTAATGTCGTATCATGGCGCAAGGCGAAAGGTTGTCGAGTCCATCGGTGAAGATTTTATTGTGGATAAGGTGGTTCTCGAATTTGAGTCAATGGTCGCGGCGGTTACTGGTTGTAACCACGTGCTAACGAGTTATTCAAGGCACCGAAATTTAGTATACGCAAGGTCGATTTTAATATTCATGATGCGAACCCAATTCATGGGTATAGCCCACCTTTGCCCACTTGCTGAAATAGGCGCAAGGTTCACACCGAGAAAAGACCATTCGACAATGATTCACGCTTACAGGAAAATCATGAACTCGTATTGTTACGACACTATCCTTCGAAAAGACCTTGACACTATAAAACAAATGTGCGTTGACATGAACCGCTTTGAACCGATTGTAAATCAAATCGTGAAGCTCGAAGAAAGTTATGCTGAAGTAAAAGCCATGAGAGATAGTACACGTCTTGCCCTTGCATGATAACCTACCTGCCAAAACAAATAGAATGCTTCAAAGCTCTTTCAACTGATTCACCTGCACAGATAGTTCTTTACGGAGGAGCAGCAGGCGGAAGTAAGTCATTCACAGGGTGTGCATGGCAGATCATGCGTCGGCTTCATTATGCTGGTTCTCGTGGGTTAATTGGTCGTTCGAAACTTGACACGCTTAAAAAAACAACTGTTAAGACGTTCTTTGAAGTTGCAGGCATGATGAACTTGCGTACTGGTCGCGACTATGAGTTGAATGGTAGTACCAATGTGATTACGTTCTTCAATAAGTCGGAAATCATTCTCAAAGATTTATTTCAATACCCATCCGATCCAGTGTTTGATTCGCTCGGTGGTTTGGAGCTGACTGATTTTTACGTGGACGAGGTTAGTCAAGTCACAAAGAAAGCTATTGACGTATTGCGCTCTCGCGTTCGTTTTAAGCTAAATGAATTTAATCTGCAACCCAAAGCATTACTTACATGCAATCCATCGAAAGGTTGGCTTTACAATGAGTTCTTTGACCCATGGCGCACCGAAACCTTGCAACCGATGTTTGCATTTGTTCAAGCATTACCAGGTGACAATCCGCACTTGCCCGAAAGCTATCTTCAAACACTTGCATCACTTCCTGAAGCCGACCGCAAAAGGTTGCTTCATGGCGATTGGGATTTCGATGAAAGCATTGATTGGCTATTCAAATACGATGACTTGCTGCGATGCTTTCGTGACGAACTCGGAACTGGTGAAATGTTTATCAGTGCGGATATTGCGCGACTGGGTAAGGATAGAACCATTATTTGTGTGTGGCGTGGTCTTCAGTTAATCGAAACTCACGAACTGCACAAAAAGAGAATTGATGAAGTGGTGCAATACATGCGCGGATTGATTAGTAAATACTCGGTCAAGTTATCAAATGTGATCGCAGATGAAGATGGGTTAGGTAGTGGTGCGGTTGACTATTTGAAGTGTCGCGGATTTCAAAATCAAAAGCGAGCCAGCAAACCCGAAACCTATGTCAACCAAAAAGCGGAATGTTATTACAAGTTAGCAGAACTCATTGAGCAAGGCAAGGTTATTCTACCAATACCAAAGCGCGACATCATTACAAAAGAACTTGACATGATTCGCAGGAAGCGTCCTGAAGCAGATGGCAAGCTATCAGTCACAGGAAAAGATGAAATAAAAGCACTGCACGGCATCAGTCCCGACTATGCAGACGCGATAATGATGAGGATGTATTTTGAACTTGTGCCGAATTACGGTAAATATTCATACGTCTAAAGTGCTGATTTTCAAGCACTAAAAAAATTTTATGAAATTTATTTGCACAAAAGAAAAATGTGCATATATCTTTGCGGTGTAACAAAAAAACAAAACAATGAACACAACATCAAACAACAAAATCAACATCGTAAAAAATGTGATTTCACAAGTTGCAGGCATCGCAGTAGATTTTACAATTCGTGGTGAAAAATCATTCACGTTTCATTTCGAAGGTCAAAATCATGATGCTATGAATCGTATTGCTAAATACTTCCGCAGTTCAAATGCACAAGTAGAAGCTGAATATGATGTTGAATGTGACTATACAATGGTCTTTGTAGAAGCGTAAATAAACCAACGGGGCGCAGCATCCTACACTGCAAAATCAAAACGTAAACCATAAAAAACAAACAATATGCAAGATTTATTTTCCCCCCACAATGATGAACAGTGCGTGTGCGCTGACATCGAACAACTTGAAAACCGCTCTCTCGCTGATTGCGCGTTCATGTTCAAGCAATTCGCTACCGACCTAAACAACGTACACAAGTACTTGCGTGCCGCTGGTCGTGAAGCCGTAGAAAGCACTATGAAATATCGTGATGCACAAGCAGCCAGCGATGTTGAGAAATGCGTTGAGAGGTTCGTTCGCGACTTCGAAGCACAAGTAAAAGAGTTTTGCGCTGATGTTGACGAAAACATCGTCATTGCTGACCGCCACAAATGTCCATATTGCAACAAATAACCTAATAAAATGAAACAATTCAAAGGAACAAACGACAGGATTCAAGCGTATTTGCGACTTCAATCCAATGTCGTACTCTCGCTGGATTCAAGACCAGAGTTCGAACGCTTACTGCGACTAATCGCAAGGCAAGCGGTACGCGAAGCAACTGATGTAATGGCTTTTAATTCCGAAACTCAATTATCATGAAAGAACAACAAGCACTTAATTTGGCAGCGCGAATCGCAATCCAAATGGACGAATACGAAAACGTCAATGTTGATGTATTCGCACACGCTGTGGCTTTTATTCTCAAAGCAGAATACGGTCATCACAATTACAATACATTTATTGAATCATTAAACAAACACTTATATGGAAACTAACTTAATGGACTCGCTTCAAAAGTTCTTGAAGTACCTAAACCGCGAACCTTCGCATGAATCAATTACACCGACACCCGACAAGCGTGCGCACACAGTCACTATCAGTCACGTTGAAATGACTTTGGATGAACTTTACTTTGGCAGGTGGTCAACGAAAAACTTCCAATGGTCGCAAATAGGAAACGAAATAATGGGTAGCATTACACTTGAAGTGATGCACCCAATAACGAATGAGTGCATTACAAGAACTGGGTCGGCTTCAATAGTTATCATGGTTGACAAAGCGCCCGACAACCTCACCAGTGTTGAGAGAAACCGTTGGGCACTCAATCCTGACAACAAGAAAAGCAATGCGCTCGACCTTGCCGCTGGAAAGCTAAAGAGCGAGTGTGTCAAGAATGCTGCCTTATCACTCGGTAAAATATTCGGACGTGATCTCAACCGCCAAATTCAAGACGTATATCAGCCGTATAAACTGCAACTTCCTGAAGCGACAATGAAGAAGATTGAGAATGATATTAAACTCGGTGTTGACGAGTTCGAAATCCGTAGTGGTATTGAGCAACTCGGTGACTTGATCACTGAACCGCAAAAGCAACATATATTCGCATTACTTAATAACCGCAACAATGAGTAATTACTTTAACGAACTGATTGAATCAGTAAAGCAAAACACAGCTTGGGACACCGCACGACTCGGGAAATTCACAGGGTCAAGACTTGGTGATCTATTTGTTCAACCGAAAACCAAAAGCGCACAAGAAGCTGGGGAATGGTCCAAAACCGCTGAAACATACATACTTTCAAAGGTTATGGAAATCGTCACCGGGCAAGCGCAAGATGGTGCAAGCGGTGCAGCGATTGATCATGGGAATGAGTGGGAAGAAACCGCACTTCTTGAACTACAAAAGACGATAGGTTGCAGTGATGACAAGACGAACCTTCGACCAGGATTCAAGTTGTTTAATAGTTATTCAGGTGCTTCACCGGATGCTTTCATGGAACTGAATGGAACGAAAGTCGGTGTGGAAATGAAGTGCCCGTTCAATCCGATTAACCACTACCATCATTCGCAGATAAAGAGTGAAGCGGATTTGAAGCGAGTGAATAGCGACTACTACTGGCAAGTCCAAATGAACATGCTTACCTATGGACTCGGTGCTTGGATATTCGCTTCATTTGACCCACGTCAACCCGAACACCGACGTTTGCACTGGGCAATTTGTTATGCAGTTCCTGAAGACATGCAGCTCGCGTGTGATGTAATGGAACGAGCAAAGCATTACCGAGATTCAATACTTAATGAATGGATGTTAAATAATAACCTTAAATAATTACAGTTATGAAAACCAGAGAAATAAGAAAAGATGCAGCTCAACGATACTTGAATGCCTTGTGGCATTTATATTCCAAATCCGATATTATTACCACCATGAATAAGTTTTGTGCTTATCATAATATTGACCATAATGCTGGTACAATATTGAAAGAATATAAGTATGTAACGAAAATCGATGGGCAATATGTGTATGCGAAATATGATGCTCCGACTATACATGATGCTAAATTCCTATTAAAAAAAATTGCTGAAGCTCGATCAGTTTCTAAACCAAAAGAATCTTTACCGAAGCCAGTGGTAAAGAAAAAAGTAAAGATTGAAAAGCAACCGAACGTGTGGATGTACATTGCTGTGATATCAATGTTTACAACTTTAATCACAATGGCTTTGTTGCTATTGCGCTAATTGTATTTTTGTACCGCTCACCCGTATGAAACTAAAAAGTAAATCCCACCATTACCGCATTGCCGACATGTACATTCGTACAACGGGTGAGCCATTGCTGGTAGTGGTGGGTATTTTATATGGCTAAAGACCCAGCGTTTCTTTTTTACAGCAGCGACTTTCTTACCGGAACCATGTTCATGACCAACGAGCAAGTTGGTTTGTACTTGCGTATGCTTTGCGCACAACATCAGCATGGCGGTCGAATTGATACGAACGTATTACGAACGCAATGCGAAAGTATTACGAACGGAATGCTTGTGTATTCAAAATTCAAGCACGATGAACATGGAAGCTACAACGAAAGGTTGCAAATTGAGATGGACAAGCGTAAAGCAAAAAGCGTGAAAGCCGCAGAATCAGTGAAAAGTAGATGGAATAAAGCTAAATCAAATGATATATACGAACGTAATACGAACGTAATACGTTCTGAAAATGAAAATGAAAATGAAAATGAAGATGAAAATGTAATTAAAGTTGTAAGTGCAAAGTTCAAAAAACCTGAACCGATTGATGTTTTGAATTACATGGCTGAACTTAATCAACGAGCTGGCAACAAGTGGCAGGAATCAAAGGTTGTTCTTGAAGCACAAAAGTTCTTTGACTTTTACACAAGCAACGGTTGGAAAGTTGGTAGAAATTCCATGAAGGACTGGCAAGCAACAGCACGAAATTGGATGAATAATAATAAACCCACAAAAACAAATATCAATGAGCAACGAGTTAACGAAGTCGAGTACCGCAGGGCTAATGATCCCAGCTACTTCAAATTGTAAATCTTTAGCGTACATCAAAAAGTATGAAGGTGTTGAATCGGTCAAACGCTTGTTGACCAACGCAATCGACCAGCTTCAAACGTACTTTAGTTTGGAACGCATCATGACACCGTACCAAATAGAAATGAGCGTGGAAATCATTGAAGAAAATTTCTATTACTTTAGTCCTGAAGATTTCCGCAAGTGCTTTCGCGGTGCTATGTCCGGTAAGTACGGAAAGATTTACAACCGCCTGGATGGCGCAGTAATCATGGAATGGTTAAGGGCATACGACATTGAACGAACTGAAATAATAGTACAAGAACAAATGCAGAAACAAAAAGACGAAGCCAAAGAAATAATGAGTACTGAAAGCTTCAACAGCGCAATGCAGAAAATAATGGACGATCTATCTACCAAGTATTCGCGCAAAGAACCTGAAGCATGGGAATCGAAACTGACACCATTTGAAAAGCAAGTGATAAGCGAGTTCGACAAGCTGCGCGGATTGAATCGGTTTGCGGTTTATCAAGGCAAGGAAATGGACTTCGACACGTACCGAATGATTCGTTATGCTGAAGAAATAAAAAATCAAGGTGAACAATGAAACCACCCAGCGCAATACTGCAAATCGTAATAGCTGAACTTAAAGTCCGAGAGGAACGCGGATTGAACAAGTACGGCACGACTATGGACAGGAAAGACCTTACTACGAAAGAATGGCTTCAGCATGCGTATGAGGAAGCGCTGGACCTTTCGTTGTATTTGAAAAAACTAATTGAAGAATCGTAACCAAAATAATACTATGAAAAAACAAACAGCGGTCGAGTTTTTAGTTGAGGAAATAACTAATAGCACAATGCCAGCAAGAAAAGCAATTGAACAAGCCAAAGCAATGGAGCATGAGCAGATGCTGAAACTAATCAGCTTTATCCGTATGCACAACAAGATGGGCAAGAGTGCGGATGATCTATTACAAGAATTTGAAACATACAAAGGAGGTTCAAATGAGTAATTTAACCGCA